CCCTCACTCGGGACAGGTGCCACAGTTGCCTGCTCTGTACCAGTAGCGTCAGGAGCTATCGTCCCTCCAAATAGTTTTTGTAGATAGTCTGTAGAAGATTGGTCTTGAAAGCCTCCTAAATCCCCTTGAGTACTTTCAAATCCGAGGCCCAAACTTTCCCAATCGCCTACTGCCGTTGTTGGCTGGGTAGACGTCTTGGTAGGAGGCGCTGTATATCCAGCACCAGTTGTAATAGGCGAAACTAAGTTTGCACCGGGAGCAGCAATACCTAAGTTCTGCAACCAGCTTCCAGCAGTGCCATCACTACCCTGTCCTACACCTTGCGTCATGCCTCCAATAATACCATCAGCCTGCGGCGAGCTACCAGTAGGCATAGGAGGTACGCCAGCACCGCCTGTAGCCCCACCTGTAGTTCCGGGTGCAGCAGCTTTAGCATTAAGTGCTGCTATTAAGTTTGGGTCATTCTGTACTCTAGTTTGTAAGTCCTTTGCTTGTGCAGCGGCTTGGGGAAGAGACCTTATATCAATCCACGGATTATGGCCCAGACCACCTGCAATACCAAGCTCTAATGCTGCTGCATATAATGGATTCTCTATTAGTCCCTGCCTATAAGCTGCTGACTGTGATGTAGGAGTGCCAACACCTTGAAGAATGTTCTGGCTATATATATCTCCAACCTCAAAAGGTAGCCCACCTATATTTTGCTGCTCATATTCTGGATTTACACCTTCGTCTGGAGTCCAGAATATTCTGTTTGGGTCTTTTCGCGCTACTGTCCACGGCCCTGCCTGAGTTTCTACTTGTTCAGTTTCTGGATTCCATACACCTTGCGCGCCTACCATATGTTTCATTCCTGTAACAGGATGTACCGCAAATGGCTGTTCCCAACCTGCCATTGCTTCTTCTCTTACAAGATTAGATTGGTAATCATGAGGTTCATGGAATGTCCAAGCACCCGGTTCCCCCGGATGTGTTGCGCCCGGCCCTGTATGATAAGCTACCTTACCTAGTATATTTAGATGTTCGTAGTTATGAAACATTATCTATTCCTTAGTGCTTCTAGTATTTCGTCATTACCCAGTACCTCAGCCATTCTAAGTAATGGCTCACCGCGCATTCGTGCTACCTCTTTCTTTAACTCTTCTGGGGTCATTTTTACCTGCCCCGGCCCTAGAGGTACCTTTTCTGTTACTCGCTCCATAACACGAGCTACAATCTTAGCACTCTGTTGAACTGCTCGTCCTGTTATATCTCTTTCCATTTATACCCCTGCGTTAGCCGCGCCTTCGTTTTCTAAGCCTACTGGTACTCTACCACCCTCACCGCCGCCCATGATACCTTCTATGTTTCTCTCCAAGCCCCCAATCACGTCAGCCGCGCCGCCCATGCGCTCTTGCATTCTGCCAGCCATTCCTTGTGATGCTGATGCCGCAGCTTCCTGTTGAGCCTGCGCCTGCAACTGCATCATAACCTCCTGTACAAGCATTCCGCTCTGTACAAGCTGGTCTACAACAGCCTCTGCCATTATCTTTTCCTCTTCTTCTTCACCATTTGGTATAACACCTTTGAGGAACTTCTCTCTGTAGGTGGCGCGTGATATAAGTCCCGGCTCACGCTTAACAGCCAATGCACTAAGCATCCGCCTATCATCTTCACTTGGGTCAGTAGCTTCAAAGGTCACCTCGAATTGGTGATGGGTAAAGTCTTTACCTCGTATCATTCTATCAGAATCGCCTTCTCTCGGGCCTTGAACAGACATTGGAAGCTCGAACCAGTTCATTAAATGGCTGAGCTTATTTAATACCTCGGTACCCATAGAGTTCAATGACTTCTTAACAGGGCTGATTATCTTTAGCGCCTGCCCAATGAGCATGGCTTGATGAATACCTGCATCAGCCTGCCTCTCCATGAGAGCGGCTGGTATAGTCCTGCGTATTGATTCGTCTATAGAGTTGAGAAATTCCATCATATGCTGATTGGGCGGTGGGGAGTCTAACCATTGCGGAGGGCGCTCTGGGGCATGTTTGATTACGGCACCCGGCCCCTTTTGGAATTGTTGGGCTACTTGGGAAGGGTCATCAGTAGTTAGTAGTCTAGGAAATACATGATACTGCCACGCTGCACGCATTGCAGTCTTCACTTCAATTTCAGCTTCTAGCTCGCCTTGAATACTATGGAGAATCCCCACCGCTAAATGTTTAGGATTTCCGTCAGCATTGTTACGACCCAGACCACTGTACCGATAGACATACGGAATAATGCCGTATGGATTGGGTTTGTCAATTATTCTGTCACCATCGACTTCAACTATATATTCTTCACGAGTCCAATACTCAACCCAGTTAACTTCTCGTAATGGATTGTCTGTAAGGTTGCGTCCAAGTTTCTTAGCCTTGGGGTCTTTCCAGTGCGGATAGGACTCTCGGATATCTATGACACGCCTCGTCTGCTTCTCTACCATGTAGGTAAGTTCATTACCCGGTGAGGGAAAGCAGTTCAAAGGGTCAATAGGTTTCATCATAAAGTGTGGTTTGTGAGACATCTCAGCTTCCCACGCACGCTTACTAACTTTCGGTGGCTTCTCTTCAAGCATCTGTTCGCAAACTGTAATCTTTACACATGCCGCACCACGTAGTATTAGGTCATGGGGTGCCTGCCCTAGAGGGTCAATCATCCCAGCCTGACTAATCTGCATTAGTATATTCTGTCCCCATGTTTCCATAAGAGCTTTATGCTCTTGGTCTTTCTGTTTGGGACTGCGCTCTCGATAAACCACAACAGGCTCGTCCACACGTATCTGGTCTCTAAGGTTGTCTACGATTTGTGTAGCCTTAGAAGACTTATGTATGCTTATGTTTTCGGGCAAGTCAATATTAAGACCGTGGTCTTGGTTATACAGATTATCCGAATCAGTCATCTGCTGATGCGCCGCACTGTAAAAATGCTCACTTGCTGATATTATATCGTCTAGCTTGGCTGCCACGGATTCACTCCTTTACGATTGTGCCATAGCACACTATCATATACACTATCGCCGCTATTGGGTCGTAAGTAGGATGTTGATTCCATACTTGTTCTATCGTCTATTCTTGTAGTACCAAACTTCTCTAACAACCCATAGGATAAGGCTTTACATGCATGGTCATTGCGCGGTTCGGGCTTGCCGTTGCGTATCTTCCATCTGTTGATACCTGCAACCGGCGCGACGCCACCGCCCATCTCTGTAATCAATCCTTGAGCCTTTGGGCTAATGCGGAGTCTAGGGCGTCCAGTAGAAGGGTTGAGGGAGAGTACCGAGCGAAGCCTTTCAAGCTCCGCATCAACAGGCCATTTATTAACGAACATCTGGATACCTGTGTCTCGGTGCCATGCCTCAAAAGCGCTGCCAAGGCCCATATGATGTTGTGTTCCTGCAATATCCATTACTCCGTCTTTGATGTTATTCCATGCTGGCTTGTTCTGTACACCCTGCATTACCTGTTCATGTGTCCAGTGTGATACGTATAGCTCATCTACTACCCAGACTTCATCACCTATGAACTGTATAAACTCGCAGGCATATACTAGGTCACCGGGGTCGATGAATATGTATGTTGACTCGTTAGGGTCAAACTCTACAGCAGAATCGACATGTACAACATGCTTGAACTCTGGAAACACGCTGTCTATTGGAGGATGCGGCTGACCACCGTACCGGGCTAGGAAGCGCGGTTCTGTTGTCTGCGCCCGAAGCTGATTTATAGCAGCGTCATTCTCGCCGCCCGGATATATTGATAGGTTAGCCCATGCAGGAAGTGAAAAGCTCGTAACATCTAGTTCGTTTCCTGATTGGCCTGTCTCCCACATCTCTGGAAACCAGCCTTCGCTTGTTTCAAATGAGCCACTAAAGAATCCCCAAGAGCCTCGGTGATATCGACGAGCAAGTCGTCCATAACCTCTGTCCCAGACTTCCTTAGTCCATCGGCTAATCTCGCATCCGATAATTCCTTGGGGCTGCTCTCGTCCAATCTTCTTTGGGTCATAGCCTGATACAGTCTCGAAGACAACACCAATGGTGGTGGTGAGGATGCACTTCTGGTCTCTATGGGTCGATACGGAAGTCTTAGCATTGTTCACCAGTCCTAAGTCGTCTAACCATTCGTGTATGTACTCTAGTTCTTTTCTGGCGTCCTCGAAGTCCGCGCCAACAACCCAGTATAATAGGTTCTCGTCGTAGTTATTCTCGTGTGCATCAGATATTGCACGTATGACACCAGTAAGAGCGCCAAGAAAGGATTTTCCTGCGCCCTCGCCGCCACCAATTATTTTAAGGCGGCTACCTTGGAATAATACGTCACTCTGTTCCGGGGATAACTCGAGTTTCAACTCCCTCAATATATCCCTTGCTTTCTCCGTCCACATTGATATTCACCTGTGTAGGGGCTACCCATTGCTGCATCATTTTGTAGTAAGGTGTTTTCTCATCTTCTGGTATCTTCACGGTATCAGTAAGTAGCTTGACCAGAAACCGCCTATCGGCGCCAGCATCCTTCGATTCACTCATCGCATTAGCCGCGCATTTGTTCAACAGGTCGATAAAGTTCTCGGCTACTGTTTCCAAGCCATCTGTAAAAGCAGCCTGTAATTTTTTATTTACAACTGCAACACTTTGTGATTTTTTGGGACGCCCGGCTCCGAGCCTCGCCCCTCCGTGTGTATTCATGCATACATTATACCATACCATTGACAAGCGGTCAAGTCTCGTGGTATAATGTATGTGTGTCCTTACTGGACACCCTCTGGTGCTAACGCACCACTCCTCCTCGGCAGGGGGTCAGGCAACTGGCCCTCTGTTTTCGCCCACAACCAAGGGGAAGGGAGCCTCTCTCACGAGGTTTCCTTCCTTTTTCAAAGGTAATTATGACTTGCTTCCTTTGCCGCGCGAAAGTAATAGTAATTAAGTGCAAAATCTTCTGCCCGGCGTGCGGATTCACAGTAGATTGCTCTGACCCGGCTCGCCGCGCGGACGCAACCGTGCCAGTTATTTAATTCAAAATTTTCAAGAGCCATTTTGTAGCTAAACACGGACATTTTTCGGGGGGAAAAGACCAGTTTTTCAACATTTTGTGTGAGGAACGGTATTGCGTAATGTGAGGCGGAAAGACGGAAAGGGTCGACTGGTGGTTGGAAAAATATTTCCTAGTTAAATTGGCCTATAGCAACTACACAACACCAATAGATGAACGGCATAGCAGGCAAAAAGAAAACCCCGGCATTTTTACCGAGGTTTCAAGT